GCGGAGGTCGTTCTCCGGTTGGCTCATCACGGCCGCGCCGGCCTTGTTGAAGCTGGGGGAGTAGACCTCGGTGGTGGCGTAGACGCTGCCCGCGTTGACCGGCCCCGTGACGTAGGCGTTGTCCGCGTAGAGGCGATCCCACCGCTCGGCGTCCGAGCCGATGTAGCCCCCGCCGCCCTCGTATCCGGGGAGCAGGTAGCCGTCCTGCACGCGCAGCGCCGGGGAGCCGTAGACCGTGACCAGGAGCGATGGGCCCTCCGCGTTCTCCAGCACCACGCTGCGGTAGGTCTGCCCCGGCGGGCCCAGGAACGTGATGGGCCCCGTCATCTCGTCGCCGTCGGTGTTGACGTAGGCGTCGTTCGCCTGGGACGGGGTGAGGTAGAGGTCGTTCGCCTCCTCTACGGTCAGGTACTGGGGGTGGGGGTTGGTCTTGGCCTCGTGCTCGGCCACCGACTCGGATACGTCCTCGTCGGTGGCGGACTCGGCCGGGTCGGGCTCGATGTCGATCACCCCGCCCGAGCCCCGGTAGCTGGGGTGGGTGATGGTGACCGCCACCCGCGCCGGCTCGTCCGCCCACAGGTCGAGCGTCCCGACCGGGTCGGTCAGGATCGGCAGCGCGTAGGCCGCGCCGTTCACCGGGTCGGGGTAAACGGGGTAGGGCCAGGGGTTCCCCGTGATGGGGTCGAAGAGGCGGACGGCGGCACCGGGTAGGGGCTTGACCCCGGCCGCCTGGTCGCCGTAGATCGTTCCCCGGTAGTGGCTTCGGGCCACCGTCGCCTCCTATATGGGTGCGTGTGGGTCGAACGTCTCGGGCTTGGGTGCCCGGTTCCGCCGGCTGGTGTTCATCCCCGGGTAGTCGTTCGGGTTCACCGGCTTGAGGCGCTTCAACTGGCCGCCCGAGAACAGGGGCCCGTTGATCTTGTTGCGCTTGCGCCGGATGACCATCGGCACCAGGGTGCGCGTCTGGAGCATCCGGTTGATGACCACCGCGGCCATCGCCTCGATGTCCCGCCGGACGCGGGAGTAGGTGGCGTCGTCGTCCTTGTCGATCCCGAGTTCCCACATCGCCTGGGCGGGGGGCAGGGACAGCCACCACAGGGCGTCCACCGTATCCGGTGTCGTGTTCTCCCCCATCATGGGGGCGTACTCGCCCAGCAGGGAGCCGTCCTCGCGGAACATCTTCCAGGCTTGCGCCAGGGCCCGCTTGTTCTCGGCCTCCTGCTGCTGCAAGAGCTTGTCCCGGTAGTCCGCCTCCAGGTCGGTGACGTTGGTCACCCGCTGGAAGTTGACCGCCTCCCCCTCCCGCTTCTTCTGCTGGACGGGGACGGTGGGCTCGTCGGCCAGGAGATCCCGGGGCGCGTCGTCGGGCGGGACGGGTGGGAGAGACAGAGCCTCCCCCACCGCCTCGTTGATGTCCGACCACGCCTTCGGATTCAGTTCCTTGGGCGTCTCGTCGCTCACTTGGTGGTGGTGGTGGACGACTTGGTCGTGGTCTTCGGGGCCGTGATGGGCGCGGCCGACAGGTCGGGGGCGCCGTCCTTGCCGTCGGTGGCCGCGCCGTCGGTGCCGGACTGATCGACCATGCCGGCGGCGGAGTCGCTGCCAGTGGTCACGCCGGACATGGCTACGTCCTCGTCCGCCTGGTCGCCGGTCACCGTCACGGCCGACCCCGGCTGCGGGGTGACGGGGTTGGGGAACGGCCCGGTGGTGACCTGGGCGCTGCTCCCGCTGCCCTTCTCCTCCCGCTCCGGGAGGTCGAGGCCGGCGATGGGGAAGGAGCCGAGTTCGGCCATCTTGCCCCGGATGAGCCGGCTCTCGTCCACCGCCTCCTGCTCCGTCCAGGTGCCGGCCAGCTTCCGCACCACCACGTCGGTCGCCTGCTTCACGATCTCGTTGCCGTCGAGGCCCCGCACCTTGTCGAGCAGCCCGCCGTCGCGCCCGGGGTTGGCCGGCTCCAGGCCGGGGCTCTGCTCGACCGGGCCCACGTAGGTGAAGCCCTTGCGCTCGTAGCGGCCCCGGGACAGGGGGTCGGACAGCAGCACCGCCTCGTCGCCGTCGGGGCGGGTGTACTTGGCGTACTGGGTCGCCATCTTCGTGTCTCCTAGTTGCCTGAGAGATCCACGGCGTCGGGCCCGTTCAGGCGCTGACGCCCCGAGATCTGCATATCCGCCCGGCTGCGGCCCATCTTGTTGTAGGCGTCCACCTTGCGCTCCAGGTCGGCGCCCGAGCCGATCTCCAGGGTTTCCAGGTTGTCGGCGTCGTCGTGCTCCGTCTCCACGTCCCGCTCGCGCCCCTGGAGGAGCGTGAAGTTGGGGCCGTCGATCCGCTTGAGCTTCTCCAGCATCGCCTGGAGTTCCTCGGTCGGGGTGATGCTGAGGTCGCCGGACACCTCCACCGCGTTGTGCCGGGTGGCGATGCTGCGGATCAGGGTGATGCACTGGGCCCGCTCGCGCTGGAGCTTGAGCACCTGGCGCCGGATGCTGGGCGCGACCACCTTGCTCTCCCGCTCCCCCGTCTCCGGGTTCCAGCGGGTGACGGTGCGGTCGCGCTCCCACGCCTGGATCTCCTCGGGGGAGAGCACGACGTAGCCCTTGTCCTCGTAGTACGCCCGGTTGCCCGGGTCGCCCTGGAGCTTGACCACGTCGCCGTCGGGCTTCATGTACCAGAGCATCCGGTGATTGTAGGCCGGCGCCCGCTGCACCAACTGCTTGGGCTTGCGGGTGCGCGCCCGCAGCGAGCCCAGCAGGGGGTGGTCTACGGGCGCGCTGATGGGGGGCGGCGGGGCGGAGGTCGAGACGGCCTGCCAGGAGCCGTCCTCTTCCATCCGCAGGATGAGGTCTTCGCCGTTCGGCCCCTTGGCGACGATCTCCCGCGGCAGCGGCGGCGCTTCCGCCACCGCCACTGCCCCGGCTCCCTCGGCGGCCGGCTGCTCGCCCGCCTCGACCCGCTCCCAGCCCTCTTCCAGGGCCGGATCGGGCTCCCCCGACGGGTCGGGGTTGAAGGCGGCCTTGCCCCGGCGGGCGGCTCCGTTCTGGCTCATCGTTAGGACTTGCCCTTCAATCCGACGGCGAAGTCGTCACGAAGCTCGGCGTGGCCGAGGATCATCTCCGAGGCGATCTTCCAGGTGAAGAAGTCGATGTCATAGAAGAGGTGCATCTTCGGCTGGCGCTGCATGACCAGGGCGTAGGCGTCCTTGTGGCCGACGAAGTTCCACGCCTGGTTGGCCGCCGGCTTGTACAGGTTGGTGGTCTGGTACGGCTGGAGGTTGTAGATCTCCGAGCCGATCCGGCCCTTGTTCACCTGGACGCCGTTGCCGTTGGCGGACTCGTTGCCCCGGTAGAGGATCGAAGTCCACTTCTCCAGGCCGAGCTTGTCGTTCTTCTCGGCCGGGGTCATGACGATGAAGCGCCCCTCTTCGGGGACGTTGCTGTCGTCCAGGCGCTGCACGGCGTTCCGCACGTCCACGTCGGTGAACGGGGTGCCCAGCGTCCCGAAGCTGATCGAGTAGCCGGCCACTCCGGTCGCCAGCTTGGTGTCCACGTCCTTCGCCAGCGCGTAGGCGATCTTCTTCTCGTACTCGCTGCGGACGTTGATCTGCGCCTGCACGTTGACGATGTCTTCGATACCGATGGCGGCGTAATCCCAGATGTTCAGCGGGATCGTCACCGGGGTTTCGGCAACCGTCTCGTACAGGATCGCGGTGTTCTCGACCTTGGCCCGGGCCGACAGGTCGGAGATGGTGGCGATGATGACGCTGCGCCCCACCTTCGCGTCGGACTCGAAGCTCCGGTTGACGAGCTTCGCCATGACCAGGTTGGCCTCCTGCTTGTAGAGCACCTGCTTGCTCCACACGTCAGGAGAGAAGACGCCGTCGGCCAGCGTCTTGTCGAAGTATTCGGTTGCCGCGGTAGCCATCGCTGCTCGCTCCTAGCGAGGGGCCCCTAGAAGCCGCCGCCGCGCACTTGCATCACCCGGGGGTCTACGGCCCGGGTGGGCTTGTACACGACGCCCTTCTTGGGGCGCCCGTTCTCCACGTCCCAGACAGTCATGTACTCATCGAGTTCCATGCGAGCGATGTCCTCGT